AATGCAAGTTGCTCTACCGAAAAAATTTACTGAGGAATATTTTCAATTAACAGATTTCTTCGGAGTTCCCAGAGATGTTGCGGAGACTGGTATTTTACGTCTTGATTGGAAAAAAGTTACAGAATATTGTACAAAGCTAACTGAAGATGGGAAATTAATTCCAGAAGGTTTTGGTAAAAAATATCCACTTTATTCAACAGTATATAGAAGAACGAAAGGGGGATAAATAAATAAATAAATGATATGGTAAGAAATGGGTACTGATTAGGATTCAGTATCAAAATTATTAATCTAATTTTTGGAGGCTTATCTAATGAATGAGCAAGATAGTCAAAATGGAAACGGAGTGACTAAGAAGTCAAACAGAACGGAGACTGCGATTCACAAAGTCGAGGGAATAGATCCGAATTATCTACAGAAGTATGTTACTGAAGACGCCAGTTTGGATAATCTCAAAGAACATCGGATAGTTCCGCGGCTGAAAATTATCCAAGCAACTTCAGACGGCGACCTGAAGAAAACTTTCGGTGAAGGGACTGTTATCGTTCGTCCTGGTGACGCTATGATTTGTAGGTTCAAAGAAGATCCCGATTCATTCGATTTTGTCCCGCTTTTCTTTTTCGTAGAATGGGCAAAATGGGCAGACATTCGAATTAGTTCTGGACCGATGATCTTAGATCGAAGCCATGATCCTACCAGTGAACTTGCAATCAAAGCGAAAGATTTCGCCAAACGCAATGAACTTTATCAAGGACATGATAAACTCCCGGAAAGTGAAAGACATTACTATCGCTATGTAGAGCATCTTCGATTCATCGGGATTATTTACGGAGATCATCCTTTGGTAGGAACGCCAATAACGTTGTCTTTCGAACGTGGTGAGTGGGGACAAGGAAAGAATTTCATTTCTGCTGTTACATTACGAAGACAAGTTATAGGACTAACTCCTCAAGCTATTCCGCTCTGGGCTCAAGTATGGACACTTATGCCAAAGTTTAGAGAACCTGCTGCAGATAGAAAGTGGTACGGTTTTGGTTTTGAACCAGCAAAACAAGCTATTGTGACACAAGATGAAGCTGAGACTATGTTAGCTTTACATAAAGAATTCAAAAAGCTCTTCGAACAACAAAGGCTGATGGTTCAAGATGAGCCAATGGAATCGATCATCGACGAAGCTGCGGTAAAAGCTAACAAAGATTTCTAAGATCTGAAATCTAAACTTTGTTATTCAATTAACAGGTGAGACATATTTTATTTGTGTCTCACCTGTTTTCCTTGGTCTTATAATGTCATATAATATTCATGCCATAAATGCTCTTGCTGAATTGGAGAGGTATGGTTGGACTTATCAGCCATCTGGTCCAGACGAAGTGAAATGCCTTTGTCCAGTACACGATGATGAACATCCCAGTGTTTCCCTCAACTTAGAAAAAAATGTTTGGATTTGTCATGCTTCTCAATGTAAAGCTAAAGGTGATATAATCGCTCTTTTAGCTTACATCGGCAAAGTTCAACGTAAAACAATTATCGCAGATCTACTAACAAGATATCCAGAACTTGAAGACATTAAAATTGTAGATCAAAAACGAGTAGAAAAATTCCATCAAGCGATTTGGAACTCTGGTCCTTTTTTACAAGAATTATATAAAAGAGGTGTGACAGATGAAGACATAAGAGAACAAAGAATCGGTTTTAATGGTGAGCGAATAATTATTCCTATTTATAATTTGCAAAAACAAATTATAAATCTTCGTAAATATTTGCCCGGAGCTCCTGGACACGAAAAGATGCAAAATCTTAAAGGATATAATACAAGAGCTCTTTATATGCCGGAACAATTAAAATATTCTACGTTGTGGATTTGTGGTGGGGAACTGAAAGCTCTTGTAGCTAAAAGATTATTAAACGCTCACGACATTGGAGCAACATCGGTAACTGGAGCAGAAGGTTCTTGGAGTAAAAATTTTACTCCATTCTTTAAAGACAAATATGTTTTTATTTGTATGGATATCGATGCAGGTGGAAAAGTTGCGGCGAAAACTATTGCTCAACAAATTCTTCGAACTGCAAAAGCTGTTTATATAATATATCTACCATTAGATGAACAAAAATATCCTAAAGGTGATATTAATGATTGGGTAGGAATTGAGAAAGCCGTAGCTCAAGATTTTTTAGCTGCAATGCAAACCGCTAAGAAATACATACCACAAGAAATTTTAGATGAAATAGATAATTCTGAGCCTAAAAGATGTAGGCTAATAGAAGCAGGAAAAGCAAAATATATAGGGACTAAAATTCAATGTGATGCAGTTATATCAGTTATAAGTGAGGACACTCTTGTAGTGACAAAAGAAGTAGATATATCTTGTACACGAGATACGCCTTTCTGTGCGTTATGCCTTGTAAATTCTAAAGATCCAGATGCGGAGACTGGCTTGACACGAATTAAAATACAATCTACAAATCCAGCTATATTAGAGATGGTGAATTCATCACCACGGAATTTAGGATCTGCCGTATTATCATTTTTGAATGTTCCAGATTGTAAATCTGCAAAAGTTAAACCGTTCTCATATTATAATATTAAAGATGTAAGATTAACTAATCCTTTAGAAATACATAGTGAGAATAATGAACATATTGTTCAAGCTGCATATATAGTTTCAAATAAAAGTTTAGATCTGAATTCTCCTTATACAATTATTGGAAAGGCTTATCCTCATCCAATAAATTGGTCTGGTGTTCTTCTTATCAATAATGTAAAAGAGAAAGAAGATAGTTTAACGTCTTATACTTTTAATGATAAAGATTATGAAGAACTGAAAATTTTTCAACCGATAGATTGGAGTTTTGAGAGCTTAGAAGAAAAAATAGATCATATCTATAAAGACTTTGCTTATAATGTGACTCGCATATTTCAACGGCAAGATTTGCATTTAGCTATGGATTTAGCTTATCATTCGGTTTTACATTTTAAGTTTGAAAATCAAATTCAAAATGGATTAATAGATTGTCTTATAACTGGAGATAGCTCTCAAGGTAAAAGTGAAGTTGCTATTCGTCTTATACAGCATTATAAATTAGGAGTAAGGCATGATTGTGGTAGTGCAACAAAAGCTGGACTTCTTGGTGGCTTAGAACAAATGGGAAGCAGGTGGTTTATTAAGTGGGGCATAATTCCAATCTATGATATGCAATTAGTTATATTAGAAGAAATAAAAGGAGCTAAAATTGAAGTCTTAGGTGCATTACGAGATATGAGGACCTCTAAAATTGCTGAGATAGTTGGTATAGAACGGCGAAAAACTCACGCAAGAACTCGTTTAATAATGATCTCTAATCCACGTAGTGATAGATCTGTATCTTCTTATAATTATGGTGTGAATATTGTAAAAGAGTTGATGGGTAATTTAGAAGATGTTCGTCGTTTTGATTTTGCTTTAATATTAGCTCAGCAAGAGATAGATAGTAAAGTTGTAAATGATTTTCAACAAAATCAAGATACAGCAGAACCATATTATTCTTCTGAAATTTGTAAGAAAAACGTTCTATATGCGTGGACTCGGAAAGTAGATCAAATAAAATTCGAAGAAGACTTTCGTAATCGATGCTTAAAATACGCCACAAATTTATGTTCTAAGTTCTCCGAATCATTGCCTCTATGTGATAAAGGAACTATGAGACATAAATTAACCAGAATCGCTATTGCTTTAGCCTGTAGAACTTTTAGTGTTGTAGATAATGATTACGGAATAATATTAGTAAGACAATGTCATATTGAATATGCTTATAGGTTCTTAAATAGAATCTACAGTGCTCCTTACTGCGGATACAGAGATTATTCCATAGCGGAAAACCATCATTCACAGTTACAAAATATTGAACAGATAAAACAAACATTGAAAGAGACAAAACACGCCCGAGCTTTAGTTAATTCGTTATTATACGCAGAGAGAATAAACATTATGGATCTTCAATCGTGGTGTGAAATAGATCGTGATAATGCTCAAAAATTGTTATCTCTATTAGTTCGTAATAGAGCTTTATTTAGAGATACAACCTCTCAATTTGAATACGTAAAATCAGCAGGTTTTATAAGTGTGTTAAAAGAAATGCTGATAGATGATACTTTTACAAATAATGTTGATAAAAGAGCGGAGTTCTAAAATGAAAAATCTACAAGATTTAGTGCGTGAATTCAATGAAGCGAACAAATTTCCAGTTAATAGTATGCCATTAGACAAAAATGGATTGGCTATGAAACCTGTTTGGGTTCTATGGTTCATAAAAATTGCGGGATATCTTCTTTTAATTATAGGAAGGATATGCGTTTGGACTGATAAACTAACAACGAAAATTGGTCATAGAGATCCAAGAATTTTTAGATGTCATATTATGATAGATGAATTGGGTGAAACATTAGTAGCTATTTCTAACAATGATGAAATAGAAACTGCTGATGGATTAGCTGATCTGGCTTATGTATTATTCGGAACGGCTATATTACATAATCTACCATTAGAAACAATTTTTAGAGAAGTTCATCGTTCAAATTTAACAAAAGGATTTATTCCTGGACAGGATGGTAGGATCAAAGGTCTTTATAGAGCCGCGAAATATTCACCTCCAGATATAAAAAAAGCTATTTTAGAAGGTAGAAAAAAGAATGATGGTGGTACTATAGATTTGTTAGATCGAGATCTTAATAATCTTATGTGTGATGAATTGAAAGGGAATTAAAATGTCATTGATAATTGAAGGTTCAGATAATCTGGGTAAAACAACATTTGCTAAAAAACTTGTAAGATATATTTGGGATCATGATAAATATCCTGTAATGTATTCTTGGATGACAAGGCCAAATGAAACAACATTCGACTTTTTTAAGAGCTACAAGATGATGTTAAATCCTTATACGGTACAAGATAGATTTCATCTTGGAGCTTTAGCTTATCACAAAGATAAAATCTCAGGTGAATCTTTGAACTGGATGGATGAATGGATTCGAGATATAGGTGGTTTTATAATCTTATTTTTCGCCAGTGATGAAGACTGGTACAAAGAACATATTGCTGAAGACAAAAGAGGAAATTTGCTTGCAAGTGAAATTCTATGTAGAGCCAACTCTATTTTTACACAAATTGCTTTTGGTCATCATCTATTACATCCGAAAGTCAACTATAGATTCGATATTAGTGAGGGACAGTTCATCAGTGATAAAGTTGTTAAAATGATAGCAGAACACTGGATAAAACAAAGACGTGAATTTATCCGATCAATTTTACTCAGACAATTTTAGAGGGGTGAAATAAAATGGAAGCATATTTACAATTACAACTTTTAGAGGCTTCTGTAGGAGCCACAAAAGGAGATAAAGCGATGGTAGATTTAATTAGAAAAGTGATTCTATGTTCTTTTAAGGATATCAAGCGTGAAGCAAGGAAGCATAAAACCTGTAAGAGGAAAGCTGTTGGTTGTGTTATCTTAGAAATTAATCTCAGAGAAGATTCAATCCAACATTTTACAGCTATAAATGGAGCTTCTGGAAGTAAAAATAAATGCTCTGGGATCAAAGGAGCTTGTGGTTGTTCACACGCTGAACCGAGAGCTATCATGAGATATTTGAAACAGCGAAAATCAAAAGTTAAAACTCGCTATATTAAAACTATTCTTCTCACAACTTTTTCTTCGTGCGTCAATTGCTCTAATATCATTATCGATTCTGGTGTAATAGACGCAATCAGTTATGAGTATTTAGCATCGCATTGGACAATAGAACCCAGAAATGCGAAAGTAATGCTCGATAGAAGTCTCTTGCATTTTAGTAAAAAACAACTTATAGAGGACAAAGATAACAAACTAATTAAGAAATGGCTTCTCGGAGGATAAGATGCAGATCTATATTTACGCAATTTGGTTTCCTACCAGTAAGAAATATTATATAGGCCAAACTTATCATCTTGATAAAAGAATGCAAGAACATCTTAAATCTGGAAGTTTAGT